CTTGTAGAATTAGATAAGCCAGTTAACTTAGCATTATTTAATTCAGGTTCATCTGTTCCTACAGAGTCTATAACGGGAGCACAATTTAGAACTTGTAGATACATAGTATGGAAACACGTACCAGATGAAACAAATGTAATGTTAAGATATAATCCTAAGGACTCCACTCTAGTTGAAAATGGTCTACTATTCCCAGAGTACATTGACCCAATAGTTAGAGATAATGCAGGTAATGTAGTCAAAGCCTTGAAACAACAGAACTTGATACATTAACAAACCAAATTGAATATATTTATTTAAAAGCCACTTTCGTATGTCATATTTAAGTAGTACCTCTGTAGTAGTAGATGCAATCCTTACCAAAAAGGGTCGTGAACTCATGGCCCGTAATGACGGTAGTTTCCAGATCACTCAGTTCAGCCTAGCTGACGATGAGATTGATTATACTCTGTACAATCCAAATCACCCTTCTGGATCTGCTTTCTATGGTGAAGCTATTGAAGCTATGCCAATTCTACAAGCATATCCTAACGATACAGAGATCATGAGATATAAGTTGATCACTCTTCCAAGAGGAACAGCTAAGATCCCAGTTCTAGATCTAGGATATACTTCAATCACTTTGAAGCAAGGCGCTTCTTTGGCAATTACTCCTCAGACGCTCAACTATCTTGGAGCTACTTCAACATTTGAACAATCTGGCTACACTGCTACAATTGGTGATGTTAGAACTATGGCATCTTTCAACGGCGTTGGTATCAATACTCCAGAAGCAACTAGCTTAAATAGTACAACAACTATAGGAACTAATGTAAGTAAGACAGTTATCGGAACAACTATTAACATAACTGCTACTACAGTTAACACTCTATTTGGTAATAACACCGCCTTGTACACAACACTAGTAGTAACAGGCCGTGATTCTGGTGCTAGAATCTCTATTCCTGTAACAATCACAAAAGTAAACTAATTAATATATGTCATTTACTAGATTAGATCCATCAGATTTTGTAGTGTCTTCAGACTCAGTTACAGCTCCGGCATGGAGTAATAATGTAACTACGCTTACATCTTTTTTTACAGCGTCGGCTGCTAGTACAGGAAGTTATTATCTAGATGTGTATAATGCAGCTGTAACTTCAAATACATCTTCTGTACAATTTTCTATAGCTTATGGACATGCGCTAGGATCTGGTTCAGCTCCTTTGAATCCACTAGTTCTACAGAATACACCAACTAGGATTAATTTTGGTCAATATAGAAACTTAATCTACGGAGACGCTGAATCTGCTGTAAACTTTGGACCAGGAAATACTGCATCAATCAACTTAATTGCAATACCAGTAGATAGAAACAGATATAAAGAGAGCTTGTTCCCAGGTACATGGAACCTTTCTCTATCTGGATCAGCTGGAATAGTTAAACTAACTGACAATTCTAATGATGTTACTACAGTAAACTATGTAGACGGTGGTCGTGTATATTATATAGTATCAGGATCTAATGGTTCAGCAGCTACTGCTCCTTTGATTACTGGAGCTTCTCAAAGAGGCTTTACTGTATCAGGTAGCTACGGTTTATTCTTACCAGATCTTGGACTATTTGTTTTAAACCCACTAGCTTTGACTATTAATCAAGCTGGTGGTGGTATTGGATTGAACTTATCTTCTAATACTACTAATGCTGCTGCTTCTTTGAATATGACTAATATAGTAACGTCTATAATTCAAGGTGCTAACTTCCAATTAAACTCACAAGAGACTATCTCTTCTGATTATATATTTGTAAGAATTAAAAACCAAGATTATAACTACACAACTAATCCATCATTTATCACAGGTTCAGGAACATTGATCTATTCAAACTTTATCAATAGTCCACAAACTTTCCCAACCACTGTTGGCCTATACAATGATAATAACGAGTTGTTAGCTGTAGCAAAAATGTCTAAGCCTCTTACAAAAGACTTCACTAAAGAAGCGCTAATAAGAGTTAAATTAGACTTCTAATAAATAAAAATGAGTAGGTCATCAAATACACTGAAGACTTCAGATGTAACCTCTGTACCTATACAAGTAAAATATTTTGCTAGTTATAATACAGTGAGCCCAGCTCCTTTATGGTCTAATGTAGGTATTACTTACAAAAGAGGGCTTAATTATACAGGATCTGAATTCTATCAAATACCTGCAGCATCTACGGAGTCATTTTTAAATTATAAGTCTGTAGAACAGTTATATTATTCCAACTATATATCAGGATCAATTCCAACAACTGCTTCTTACGCAGATAATTGGTTACAATCAACAGCAGCATCAGGAACATTTGATAACGACTTTAGATACTTTCCTACTGCATCAAATGCAAGTGTTTGGATTGTAAGTATACCAAGATCAGTATATGGTCAACAAATAGCTAGAAAGAGTTTTTATATGTCTGGTTCTACTGTTGATGGTGTACTATTAAGAAATTGGCAAATTACAGACGATGGAAACGGCAACTTAATAGAAGTTGTAACAGGAAGTGTTGTTAATCAAAAAGTAGGAAATTTATTTTATGCTCAAGGAATGGCAGTGATAACATCACAAGCTCCAGAGTTTGGCGCATTAATGTTTGACAACGCATATAATACTAGACTTGATTTGACTTCAGAACTAACAATGTACCAAAATGAAGTTAGGTGTTTAGTAAATGAAAACGATTTTAATTATACATTGAATCCTAGTGCTATACAATCTGGCACATCAGGATCTTATATCAATGCAATAACAGGATCAGATTTTGATCCATACACTACTACTATAGGTTTATATAATGACATGAATGAACTACTAGTCGTAGGTAAACTATCTAGACCGTATAGAATGCCACCTAACACAGACATGACGTTTATAGTTAGATGGGATTCGTAAAATAAAAACAAATGAGTTACAAAAAGTGGTTATATAAAGATCCAAGTGGATCTACTACGGAGTTTAAGACACTAGAGGATTTTCCACCAGACACTTTTGGGTTCGTATATAAAATAACTAATATATGTGACGGCCGTTTCTATATTGGTAGAAAGGTCTTGTACAATAATGTGACCAAACCATTGACCAAGAAGGAGATCGCGGAATGGGATAAACCTGGGCGCGTCCCAAAGAAGCGTAAGATACAGAAAGAATCGGATTGGGAGACTTATTGGGGGAGTAGCAAATTGATCCGTCAAGACTTGAAAGATCTAGGTGAGGATTGCTTCACTAGAGAGATATTGACACTCTGTAAAACGAAGAAGCAACTAAGTTACTACGAAGTATATTGGCAGATGCACTTGAGAGTTCTTGCCATAGAATCATACAACGATAATATACAAGGAAGGTTCTATAGAAAGGATCTAGAATAAAAAAACCCCAACGATTAAGTTGAGGTTAATTTATGCATGGGATTTAAGGGGTATTTTTACATTTCAACTCCAGAGGAGGAAACAGTTACTTCTTCTTCGAAAGGTTCACCTGCTTGTTGATCTGCTCCATAGGCAGCATTGTCAGCAGCTGTTACATTATCACCATCTTCAGCTATAGTAAAGTCTGTAGCAAAGAAGTCAACAATGTCCATTGGATCAAACCCATCATCAACAAGGTCTTTAACAGCTTGTTTAGTTATTGAGCTAGTAGAAAGCATATTGAAGATAGACTTGTCAGATATCATCATATCTCTAGCTTTATCTACTGCATTCTTAATTTTAGGAAGTTGAGCTTCTAATGTTCTATCAATAAGCCCCATCATACGATCAAACTTCTCTTGTTCAGCACTAAAAGCTTCTTTTATTTGTGGAGTGTTTGTTATAGTTAGTGTAATATAGTCATCTGTACTATCCCACCTATCAATAAAGTCTTTAAGATACTTTTCTTGCTCAGGAGTCTTTTCAATAGAATCGTCATAAAGAAGTTCATCAGCACTCATTTCAGGAAGATTATTTTGCTTCGTCCACTCTTGATACTCTTGTGATAGTTCATCAGTTACAGTATTGTCTACAATATCAATATCAATAGTAGCATTTTTAAGTCTATCATTAATTATGTCAACAATATCTTCAATAGGAGCTAGTCTAAATTCATCGTCTTCCTCTTGTGATTTTACAACATCTTCATCATCAGAAATATTATCAAGAATCCACTCATAAGCGTCTTCACTAGATTCAGGATCAGATAGATCAAATTTCTTCTTAACTTGGCCATCTACAGCTTCTTCTACAGGAGCAACTTGATCATACTCACTACCCATACCATCAAGGTGTGGATCAGGTCCTTTGTAAGGAATTTCAGTATCTAACTGCTCTTCTGATTCTTCTTTTAGAGGATTCAGATCAACATAAGGTTGGAACATACTAAATGGACCTTGATAGTTTTCTTTAAGGTATTTAGCGAGGTTAAAGTCTTTCATGTGATTATTTTTTATTTCATGTTTTTTGCTGCTTTTATCACCGCTCTTACATAGTGAAGTATGTCTCCTTCAGAATATCCACCTCTAACTAAACTAACTACAGCGTTTTTAATACGAGGACCTTGATATCCACCGAATACATCGTATCCCGGCTTATCATCTATACCTGGAAGTTCATACTTTTTATCATAAGGATCATTTCCAGTATACTGGTTACTTTCTTGCGTTTGTCCAAATTTATCTGAATCATAGGACTCGCGCATCAAAGTTTTATTGCGTAAATATGCTTTTAAATTAAAATCTTTCACGCGATTATTTTTTAATGCCTGCGGCTCTTTGTAATTGTGCAACTTCTTCCATTTGCTCAGTAGAATCTTCTATAACGTCAGCTCCATACATACCTCCAGGACCAAATCCAAAGTCAGTAGGATTTTCGATCTTAGCTAGATATACTGTATCTTCTTCAAAAGCATCCTCTTTAAACTTATCAAAAACTTTTCTAGCAGCTTCTTCAGTAGCATGAATGGAGTATCTATTATCTCCATCAGGATTTGCATGTATTACAATGAACATAATTAAATAAATTTATACACTAATAAATATCGATCTTACTTAAATAAACCTTTGATACCGATCCATAGAAGTGTGATAGGAGTTATGATAATAGCAGATATAAGACCACTAAATGCAAGAACAAGTCCTATACAAAGAAACAATCCTATAGAGGTACCAATCACTTGAGCAGATAATTCACTATTGAAAGGTAGTATTGCTATACCTAGAAAGAACAGTCCAAGCAAGATCAAAAATATATACAATACCTTTTCAACAAATTTGACTAGTAAGAAAGAAACTACCAGTGATAATATGATTAATGAAGTAATTAGCATAAAAAAGGATTTTTTCCGTTAGAGGGCCTATTTTACAATATATACAAATTTATTTACCGAAGTCTTTAGGAGTCTTTCAAAGCCTTCACGTTTTGGGTTGACACGGTATCCTAGGTCTTCAAGGTGTTTGTGCACAGCCTTTTCTAAAACAAGGCTATTGATGCACTTGTATTTGAATACAGCGAACCAAGGAGTAATAACTCCTGTTGCACTATTGATTTCTTTCACACGTTGAGGGACAGACGTAGTAGTCATACCGATCTTACAAATACCAGGCATACTCTTATTGACTAATACATATACCCATTCTGGCTTCTTTGGGCTAAGGCTAGGATCAAGGATACCTTCACCATAATAGGTAACGTCTTGCCAACCAGGCTCACCAGAATCGGTCAGGGTAAAGGCCACGGCCTTTTCCATCTTACGAGGGTCGTCACCTGTTAACTTGACGTAGAAGTGGGTCTCGTTAGCAGTTATTCTTATCATAGATAACGCCAGTTTCGTCAAATACTTTAACTACAGGGTTTTTGGTACAACACTCTTTAGCTACTACGGCCAAAGCATATTGTTTAGGATACTTGACCAATTTATGAGTAGTAGTATAAGTACCATCTTTAAATAAGAATGTAAGTCTACTACCACCAGGCTTACGTGTTAATGGATGAACCTGGAAATTTACGGATTTACTTTTTTGGAAGAATTGCATATTTCTGAAAGTTTAGATTTTAGTTTTTACGATTTTTTAGTAAATTTCTGTATACGGATTTATAAGTTTACTTTATTAACTACCTTTTTTTTGGTCTTAGGCTTCTTGAGTCTATCAAGGCTAGATATAGCAGTCTCTAATGAAGCAAATACATTAGGGTACGTTGAATTGTATATATTAGCATCTATCCATATAAGACCTAGGAGTTTAACCTGTACTTCGTACCACTTATAGGTACCTTTTGTTACTTCGAGGATTCTGGTTGTCATATTTAAAACTTTTTTGCATGATTATAAAATGAATGGCCAATTGCCAATAGAGATACTAAGGCTATCAACTTGACTTGTACCATATAAGAATACTGATCTATCAATAACACTATGAATGAAATTCCTAATAGGCACAAGATAACGATACATGCTACGACGAATGCTTCTATGTTAAAACCTTTCATGTTATTTACGTATTTACAAATTAGATAAGATTGGAAAATTCCCGGGTGTTAGTGGCCAGTCAACGCGGGCCTCCCTGCTAGGGGCCCCCTATCTACCACAATTAGCCCTTTTGTGGAGCGCTAGCAAGGTGCTAACATGATGCTAACACCCTACTAACATACCACTAGCAGCTTAGTGCGCGTAAGCGTCAGCCAACTGCCAAAGATCTTGGTTCAACGTAAAGTCTTCAATAGGGTTCTTGATAGCCCTAGCTTGACGGTTATTCAGTTGAAAGCCACCTTTGATCAGGTTCTCTTGAACCACGTTATAGGTCTTCCATAAGGTATTGCCTTCATCAGCCTTACGCTTAGGGTTCAACATATCTAAGATCTCATACTGTTCAGGCTTTCTATCTGTAGACAGTCTTAATGCCAATGCTTCTACAGCAAAGTTATATCTGTCTTTATCTGACATTTCTTTCATATTCCATTGACTGATCTTACTAACCACGTTCTTAAGACCATCTACCTTTTGGCTGATCAGGTCTTTAACACCTTGGAAAGACAGCTTGGTGTGACGCTCTCTAAATGATCCCATGTCTTGGTCTTTGATCACCAGACCATTCTCACATACAAGACGAAACAGACCCATCTCAAATTGAATAGGACGTGTACCGTCATGAGAGTTAATCAATACCACTTCAGGCCTTGCTTCAACGTCTCCTTCAGGGTTCTTGATAAACAGTTCAGGGTGTTGGAACTTAACGATATGGATACCCCAGTTCTTACGTAGGTCTACGTTAGATGAGGATTGGCGTACACCTGTCAAGGCATAGCCCATGTCCTTCATATAGTCAACGACTTCGAAGGTCGGGGTGAATGAGTACTTAGGACTCTTGATTGTTGGAGCAGGACTAGTTGCAAAGATAGCCGGAGCTGTACGCTTTGCTTCGTCCATAGAGATAGAGGTAATAATACCTTGCTTGAATTTGTTTCCTTGTGTTGACATAACTTTTATTTTTATTTGATTAAATTTAAGACAATTACTTGATGTTAAAAAATTAAACTTTTAAGTGAACAGTATGAATGATAAAGCCCAGAGTAAATACTCCAGGCTTTGACCAATCATTGGTTGGATCTAATTAGAAGCTAGAAAGCTTAACGGCATTAGATACACGACCACGAGTCATATCGTAGGCTTCGTTCACGATACGCTCATTGAAATACTTACCACTAATAACGTCAGAAACGTGAGTAGTAGAGAAGCCAGTGGTGTCGGCAACACGAGTGATGTCACCATTACGGAGTTTGCGATTGATGCGGCTAACCTTCTGGGTGTAGCTGAGTTTAGCATAGCTGCTAGGACGGTTACTGTTCATAACTGTTTGTTTTTGTTTTTAATTGTTTAACAATATAAATATAAGACTATTTTACGAACCTGGTACAGTGGATCTTTATAGTTTACCACTATTTTCTATACGTACAACCCACAGACTCATAACGTTCTCAAGACACTCCATAGCAGTATCTACCACCTCATCTGATTCTAGATCTACAGAGTCAAGTTCAATTCTATTGCCACTAAGACTGAACTCGGCTGTGCTGATATCAATGAACCTATCAGATCCACTATGGCCTTCGAAGTTGGCTTCAAGCCTATCACGGACAGCATCTAAGAATCCATCATAGTTAATTTCGTCAACCAAGATCTTACTACCCGCAAGGATATTTGTAGGAGACTCCACGTGCTTAATCATGCCAACAAGGCTTGACAAAGAATAATGAACACCATCAATCTTTACAAACGTATTGATCTGAGATATAGCATCATAGATAGCTTCTCTAGAAGGAGAAGGCTGTTGAACGGCAATAGTAACAGCATCAAAGCATGACGATAATACTGGGTATTCAACACCTTCAGTAGGATCAAGGATCCACTCTCCAGCACTATTACATACGGCAGGCTTTACTGTTATATACTCACGGCCTTCAGAAGAATAGCCAATCTTTGTAACAATACCATACCAACCTTCAACGGTCTTGCCATATCTGTTAGCGCCTGCATTACCTACAACGACGTCTCCTACTTTAAATGATCCAGGCTTTTCAACAACAATACTAACAGGATCAAAGCATGAAGCCAATACTTGGTATTGAGCCTGATCTTTAGGATCAACGATCCACTCATTAACACCAATACTTATGGCTGGCTTAACCGTTATATACTCACGAGCACCAGCAGCATCAACTTCTGTAACAATACCATACCAACCTTCGATGGTAACATTATACTTGTTAGCACCAGGATTACCTACAACCACATCGGACACATTAAACTTACTCATAACTTTTATTGTTTTAAAATGATTAATAATATATAGAAAAGAATTACTTCAACAAGTACTTAGCCACACAGATAAGCCCTTTGGCCTCAAGATCATTCTTGATCTCGGAATGGAACTTCTTAGGAAACTTACCCAATTTAACCGGGTATTCACTCAACACCTGGTTAATGGTCTTAGCCTCTGACTTAAAGATAGCCAAAAACTTACTAGCCTCGTTCAAGGCTTTACGACTCTTACACACGATCTGGTGGGTTTTACCCATAAAGTCTGTATACTGTACAGTCACGTTGAAACGGACGTTATTACTCATTTTAGAGGCGGCAAAATTCACGGTAGGATTGTCTTGGAACATAGTAGTTATTTAAATGTTATAAGTAAATATACTACAATCTTTTGACACAAAAAAATCTGGAGTCAACTATTTTGAAAATTCTCTATTGATAATCAATCAGTTATGCAAGCCCTTGGAAGCCAATCAGTTATAAGTCGTTGGTAATCAAACTGTTATATACGTAAATATGCTTTCTAAGTAATTGACTGTCAACTAGTTGTGCGCCGCCGGCGAGACCTGGCCCTAGAACCTGGCTACCCTTTCCTATATATAAACTAACACAAATTGACACAAAATAACACTTTCTAACACTTTATTTATGGATACACATATTTTTTTAGTACCTATTCTTTATAGTAATAGGCTTCCGCCTATCTTATTTGTATGTTTCCAGTTTAAATCCATACCCAGACTTATACCCACAGTATCAATTTTGGCACATTTCTACCAGCATCTTCTCCATTCTATCATATAGATCTTTGTCTTCTATCTTATCTCTCAGGCTTATAAAGTAGTCTACCTTGTCTATCAGGTTCTTTACCTTTTGACAGTGTTCATATTCTTCTATCTCTACCAGCTTATTTAGACTAGTATTTAATCTATCCTTTATATTCTGGATATTACTATTCATTTCTATTTCTTTCTCAGGTGTTTTACTTCAACTTAATGCTGGTCATTTCATACCCTCTTCTAGAGTCTGTAGTTACCTCAGCATTAGGCAGGTGCTTCTGTATGTACTTGATATACAAACTGAGTCTTGCATTAGACTCTTTATTCTTTCCTTTGGTAGTTTCAAACTGTAAGTACTTGATATTAGGATTCTTTTTGATCAAGTCTTTAAGCACCTCTACAATTGTAGCCATGATATTAAATAGGTCTCCTTTTGATGGCACAGCATCAAAGTTCGTGAAGCCCATATCATCTTCATCTGGCTCAACAATCCCAAACTGTACAAAAGCTGAGTCACGTTCTTCATCTCCTTCTAGAACCTCTATCTCTACTTTATAGTAAAAGCCTGTCTTGGTCTGGAACATGTATTCTTTATAGTCTTCATGGTCCGCTGTCATCTTCCAATCATACGGCCTAGACGTAGCTTCTCCTACCTCTCTAAGTAGATCAATTAGCTTCACCATTAGTTATTGATTAAGTACTCTGCAAATCCTTTTATGCTTCCTGCTTCTGGAAAGTACTGCATCATCCTTTCTTCTGATGCTACATTCATTTCCAAGAACTCTACAAGACCATCAACGTCTTTGGCCTGGATTAGACTGTAGTACTCATCAAAAGAAGCATTGTCGTCCATGAACTTGTCCATGTTCCATTGGGCTTCGGCGTAAGCCCTGTCTTCTGATTCTTTCAAAAGACCTGCGGTCTTCTTTAACTGTAGTTGTTCTATAAGTTGCTTCATCTTTCTTTTAGAATAAATATCTAGCCACATTCTTTGTCTTTATGTACTGACAAATCCACACTAATCCAAATCTTTAGTCTGGTCCCACACGTCTAGTAGTGCCCAAAGTGCAAAGGCACAAGCACCAACCCATATAACCAAGAATAATAATAGGTCTATCATTTTATTTCTCCTCCATCCATTTTATTAGGGTATACCTTTATATCGTCGTCATAGAAGTTTCTGACACTACCGTTCTCGTATAGCACAACCTTCCATACCGTATTAACTTGGCTTCCATAGTCTATCCATGCTATGGCCTTGCCGTAGCCTAAAGGTGTTTCTACGTCTATTGTGTTTCTTAGTTCGTGTATCATAGGTTAACTAAATATCTTTTCTTTTTCTTTTAAAGCCACAACTTCACTATAAAACCAAATCTTTCTATTTTGCAAGTAAGACTCAAAGTTATCGACCAACTTTCTCACACTCTCCATGTCCTTGTCTTGTTTGTTGAACACTCCATAGAAATTACACTTGATCATGACAGTTTCACGGCCTTTAAACAACTCTTCTACATAAGACTGAAAAAGCCCTTCTTGTTTCCAATCATGAAGAATATTCTCAAACTCGGAGTCATACTCTGAGTGCCTGTGAGTCTTCTCTAAAAACGTACACAACTCTGCCATATCACTAGGTATTACCAAAGCTATTAAATACCAATCTGCTTTCTTTTCAAGGTCCCAAATTAGTCTCATACTCTTTTGTTTTTGGATAAGGTTGATACTTAGCTCTTAACTCTTAACTAGCCAAATGGCTTACTGGATAACATATTTGTATTTACAAGGTTTTTGGCCCCCTTCGCGAAACCCCAACCCCGCGCTCGTTACCACCTCAACACGATCGTCTCACCCGTGTTATGTGTAGGCATATAGAACTGCATCTTGTGTTCTCTTAAAACCTTGTGAGTCAGTTCTTTCATTCTGTCCGAATTACCGGTTATGATCTTCAAAGGAGGTTCATTCATTAGAACCCAATTCTCTACCACGTCTTGAACGTCGTAGTGTGATACTCCATGTAGGTCTAGTTGTTTCATGATATTATTGACATTATGATAAAAAATCCTACCATACTAACAGTAATAACTATGGTCCAAATATCGTCTTTATTCAATCTCATGGTAAATTATTTGAGGCTCTAGCTTTTCAAATTCCTCTTTCTGCTTCTCTTGGTTTATGTAGAACTCGGCTTCACTTTTGCTGTGGACTATAAGCCTGTCATAAGGTCTGCCTGACTTTGTGAAAGCTATCCAACCGTTTCCTTTATTTAATTCAGGTATCCATAGACTATAACTAGGATACTTCTCTTCTAGTATTCTGTATTGTGTCATGTCTTTATTGTTTTCAAGCCACTCCATATAGCTGGCTCCTTTTGTTTCATAGATCTGTTCTATGGTCATAGCTTTTTTATCTCCTCTTTTACTTCATTCCAATACTCTCTAAACTTATCTCTAGCTGATAGTCCTATTTCTTCTCTTGATCCTCCCCAAATAAAGCCTGCATTATTTAGCATTTCATTTGCTACTATTAACGCACCTTCCTTTGCTCTCCATTCTGGATCAGGTGTATCGGCTACCAATTCATAGATGCGGCTGTTTAACTCCTGTGCTTTGTCTTTAGGTGTCATTTGTTTTCAAATTCAGATTTGTAATAACCTTTTCCATCACTATAGTCTGCAAGTATATTTCCGTTCCTTCCTAAGAAGTTGCCATCATTCCAAGCTTCTTGGATCTGCTCCTTCTCCATTTGTTTGGCTTGTTGAAATAAGCCTTCAAATTGCATTTGTTGCTTATGAGTTAGTTTTAATTGAACAAACTCGTACAAAAAGTTTACTGCTGTTTGTTGTGCCATATTATTCACATTTACATTCGTTATTTAATATTGGGTTGTGCTTACATAATTTAACATTATCCCCTATTGGCATCATATTGGTAAATGTCGAATTACAAAATGCACAAGTGTAATAACCCCTACGGTGTTCAATCCATTTATGACTATTCCAAACCCAGTCGTTCCAATACATTTTTTCTGCATCTGTTTCAGATATTTTGAAAACTTCTTCTTTAATTGGTATAAACATATTATTTGTTTTTGTATGTTTGGTTGTAGTATTGTTTATTTAATGTACGTGAGGTTCTTTTGCCTTACACCCTTCCTTTCCACATCCTTGTTCGTAGAATTCTACTATTGCCTTTAGTTTATTATTTTCGATTATCTGCTCCTTCTCCATTTGTTTGGCTTTTTCTTTCCATTCACTAGGTGCTGCATATCCTGCAAAAAGAAATCTTTCATACAACCAATCTACTGCTGTTTGTTGTGCCATATTATTTGTTTTTAGCTATTTCAATCATTTTTGCTAATACTATTTCATCAACATGATCGGCTAGATCTTTAGCTACATCTGCTATTGGTTTTATTTGAGACACTTCTTTAGCCATTTCTTCAGCTAGTTTTACTCTTTTAGCTACCTCTTGTTTATCTGGTGTCATATTATTTACTTTATACTTCGTAGACCGTATGTGGATAGTATTCAACACAGTATACCTCGATAACATCTAGCTCTGTAGTTTTCTCATTATGAATAATGCTTGTATAACTATAGGTATAATGTCCTTCATAGTCATCAGGATACTTAGTTTCATAAGGAACGAATCCAAGACATTGAGCATCTGTTCCATCTACAGCATAATATTCATCTAAGCCTTTACGTAGATCATCAAATGTACTTGCTGACATAATAGGTTTCCCATATTCATTTAATGCTATGTATGTTACTTTAACTCTTGTTCCCATATTATTTTAAATTTTCTGGTATCTCCGGTCTTATAAGAAGTTCCCACCATTCTGCACCATCATAGTCACCTCTTTCAGCCCATGTACCATCTTCAAACCATACCGTTCCAAATATTTCTTGCAGTCCGAACCCTCTATCGTATTCGAAGTCTAGGTATTTTAAGAACTCTTTAAAATCTTCTGGGGTGTAATTACACTTAAGATCGGCTTTAGTTCTTCTCTGTACACTAGCGGGACTTAACAGACCTTCAGTCCAATACTCATGAACGATTGTAGCACATGACACCGTCTTGTCTTTACACATGTCAAGAAACTCTTCTTTAGCGTTAATCATATTACTTAGTATATAAGTTAATGAATACTCCCCACTTCCACCAAGCAATCTCTAGGTCTATTTGATCCTGGTAGTTATGAACTGCTATTACTGGTAGTACATAACGTTTCCACTTCTCTGTAAATTTGTAACATTGCATAAGGTAAATTTAAGACAATTATTTATTTCTTCTTATGTTTTGGTAGATAGTGTTTCACTTTCTTTTTTAGCTTCTCTATTTGAATCTGTTTGTACCAGTTACCAAGCCAACTAGAAGGTTGGTGGTTTTCCCAATAGTGAAGTTGATCAAAGACTTCTCTATTTGCTTCATTCAAATAATCAATGTCATCATAAGAGTGATCTCCTCTCACGGCTTCTTCCCACTCATCTAGAGTGATCTTAGGTGTTTCTTCATACTTCTTTCGAAGTTGCTTCTTAATTTTTTTGGTTGGCATATATTTGTTTAAATGTTTCGAAGTCTTCCCACCCATCTTCTACTTCAACCAATATCTTGCCATCTTCTGACTTTGCAATACCTCCTATTCCGAAACCTTCACATATGTAACCGTACACACACCAACCTTTCTCTAAGTCTTCTGCTATATCTATGATTGAAAAATCTGGTTTTATTCCGTGGTGATCGTAGATCTCACACCATTCTTTTGAAAACTCTGCCATATTTACTGTTTTTTATTGGTAGTAACCAATTGTGATAAAAGAATGTTTTAGGTTTAAAGTGATCGTCTACGCTCTTTACAAACTTGTTTACATACAACATCAGATTCATCATCTCTTTCTCTTTAACTCTCTTACCATGCTTACGATAGAAGGCATTGATCTCATCTAATACTTTACTGATACCATGTTGTTTGATATGACCATAAGTTATATAGTAACTAGGTACGTCATAGATCTGGAATGTTTGCTTGTTTTTAAGTAAGTTTGTAGGTAGTTTAAATTTCATCTCAGCCTTGTACTTGTTCCAGAAGCAATACCAAACTGAGCCGTTACCCCATCTGCTGTATATCATTGTCTGTTTATTTTTTTATATCCTTTATAGTGATAAACTCCATCTTTGAATACAGCAAGGTGCATAACTGTAGACTCATTAAAGCTAGCATGTGATATTCTCAACATCTGCTTTTGAATGATATAACTATCCCAACCCTTCTCATCTTCTGTTACCTTACATTCATGAATCTCACCAGTCTCAGTATCAATTAGATCATGATACAAATGATTCTTATTCTCGTTAAGTCTTTCAATAGCTTTGATAAACTTAGGATGCTCTTGCATCAAATAGTGTTCAAGAGGAAGACCAGTGTCTTCGATATCCTTACGAAGCTTAACCTTATCTTTTATGTCTTCTAAAGTAAACTGTGTTTTCACTTTACAGGATTATACATTTTGAATTTTGCTAACTGATTTACTTGCTTTATAAGTTCGTTAACTTTTAATTTCCACTCTTGGTATTCCTGCCTCTTTCTTTTATCAGGCTTCTCTTCTAATAACTGTTCAATCTCATCAGTTAATTCAACTACGGCTGGCATAATTAAAAACGTTTTGCTATGTTAATAATTGTTTGTTCGTCTTCTTTACTTATTGACATATAGTTTCCTTTCAGTTTATTTAGAGCATCATCATACTCTTGTTCTGATATAGACTTTATGTCTAGATCTTCTTGAGGTATAAAACCATTATCTCTTAACCAATCAATTGCATAATGAACTACACCTTGCTCATTCATTTTCTCCATTGTCTCTGATACAGTTGTTCTCATATTATTCTTTTTCAGTGTTTTTATGTATTTTATATAAAAGTATAATAATAACGACTAATAAAAAATTTTGCATATCATTTATTTTATTTTGTATTTCCAACTCTTAATTTACCATCTTCAATAACAAGATATTCACCTGAGGTTCCCATGGTATCAACAAAGTAGTATCTACCTCCTGCTGCTTTCTCAGAACCTTTAAGATCAAGCTTCTTCATTTCAGTATGTCCAACTACTTGAATCACACGTCTATTAAGTATGTTCTTATTTGCTTTCATTAAAGATCTAGGTCTAATCCAAACAGGAGTCTGGTATGTATTGTCACCGTAAGGATCCATACCATTAAAGTCAAATAGTCTTGGCTTGTATTTGAATAGTTCATTTAGTTGATCAACCATTGTTTCTACTTGCCAACCACCAACAGTGAACACTTGATCTAGGAACTCACTACTAATACCTGCATGACTGAACACAAAGTCATCGAACTGATAAGCCATTTGTAAATGCTTTCTATTCTCGTCTATGACTTGCGTAATCGATGGAGCAATTCTAGGTTGATATCCTGACGTGCCAGTATTACCAACTTCTGGTAAATAGTGCAAATCGTGGTTACCAAATAATAGTATCACTTCAGTCTTGCGTTCACTAAGAGTTCCTACATTACTAAATGAAGTCTCTTTGTATTCTATAATGTCTTTGAAATTTTGGATCTGTTCTACTCCTGATATATCGAATGAATCGAAGTAGTCTCCCATGAATATAACCCTTTCTGGGCTTTCTTGATCAACTGCTATTTTCCAGTTAGATCTTCCATGCGTATCTCCAAGCACCAGGGTTTTCATAACCTATTTTGTTAAATATACAATATTAATTGATCGTGGTAAAATTTATTTCCAAAGTATCTGAATAAGGATAATAACTAAACTTAAGAGTAAGCACACTCCAGTCTTTGCTGATATACCTTCTCTAAATAATACCCAACCCATAATTCCAAAGACAACGATGCCTACAGCGAATCCTAGAATACGGCTTGGATAGATCTCTCCATCGAATGCCAATATAAAATTCTGTACACTCTTCATGAAAGACCAGCTGATTGGTAGACCTAGGAACATAAGTCCCCAGCCCCACTTCTCAGTCCAACCCCACTTGATGCCTGCTTGTAATTGAATAAATGATAAGACCTGGCCAATGACGCCATATAAGACTCCCAAAACAAAATGTTGCATAACCTAATTTTAGTTGCGTGTTATTACTCTTCTGGATTCAGTGTTAATCCTGAACTCATATTGCCACCCTCCTCTTCAAGAGGTTCGTGGATCAATTCGTAGATCTCTTGCTTGATCTCTTTGATAGCTTCAACATACTGCTTCAACTTTTCTTTCTTGTCTGGAGACAGGCTAGCAATTCTTTCTTTCATGCTCATCTCACCTTTAACAGGTACAGTCTCCTCAGTCTGAGGCATTTCGTCTTCCATCAAAGATAGGATCGTGTTACGATACTTAACTGGATCTACGTAATTCATATAAGTTCTTTCTAATAAATATTGGACAATTCAACAAGCTGTTTAGCAACCTCAGGATCCTTGATCACATGGACCTCAAAGTCATTCTTAGATCCAGCTGCTACGATCCCGGTATACTTGGATGCAGTTGAATGATCTACACAAGTTGTACTATAACCCATCTTAACACGAAGTGGGTGGATCTGCTTCTGACATACTTTACAAAATTTCAATTCCATGTTTGTTATTTTTTAAATGTTTCGTTATAATATAGTTTACCGTTACTGCACTCTGATATGTCCTTTGATTTGTCTGGATCAGACTGTCCATCTTTATAACCATCGTTATAGGTTTGGATTAGTTGATTCTCCTCCATTTGTTTGGCTTGTTCAAGTATATCAGTAGATACATAACCAATCTTTGTTGTCATTTTAGCAAACCATTCTAATGCTGTTTGTTTTTCCATTTTACTACCAAATTTTTTAATAAAGTTTTCGTCTGTCTTTAGTTTCTTATTGAACTCATTTTGAGTATATGTGTCATAGTAGTACTGCACATGATCTTCTGTTTGTTTAAGCCATGTATGAATAAAGTCCCAGTCCCACTGAGTATCTCTTGTGAATTGAATGTAGTCTAGGTACTCTTTTGTGAATCTTGGTTTTGCCATAAGTTTAAGATAGTTCTAAAAGATCAACAATAGGGCAAGATACAAAACCAGTACTAACCTCTCTTTTCACAGGTCCTACGATATTGTTATCCATCAAGAATCCAAGAACTCCTTCGTTCTCTGAATAGTTCTTGATAATAACTTCTCTATTAGTGAGATCAACATCTGGAATGTTTACCGTTGCAGTTAACACAGGTTCACCTGTCTCTGCATCAGATAATTCAATTGCTGTTCTACCATTAGAGTATTTCAAAAACTCTATTTGTACGTCATAAGCTCCGTACTCACCTACAAACTTGTAAACTCTACTTTTTGTCATAACTATTTAATTTAATTTTTTACCAACTTGATTGATAGTAATAATCTGCCTCTTCGTCCCAATCTTGAAGGATACTCTCTAATGCTTGAATAGTATTATCGATTTGACGAAAATAGTATTCATCGTACTCTTCACTACCAAAGAAACATCCATTAGAAACAGGAAGGAAACAAGGCGCGTCGATCGGCTCTTCTTTTACCTGATAACATAAGTCTAGTAACTCTGTAAGATTTTCTTTAGTTACATAATATTGACTACAATTATCTTTACCATCTTGAACGTTGTCAACAAACCAACCATGAATTTGATTGGCCTTTCTCCAATACGCAGCTTGCTCTTCAATGTAGGTAATTTTGTTTAGGTCAATACTAGTACAAGGTTGACCTCCTCTAGTTATTACTACATCGTACTGTTTTTCAGCAGGCGTATAATCCCATTTTCTTACATACGTTCTCTTACTCAAATACATGTCTAATCCCATAACTTTTATTTTTTAGTGTTTAACATATTCTCTTTTGCCATATTCATTAACCTAGTTTCACGTGTACCATACATCCAATGAAACAATAGATCGT